GGTAGTGACGTTTGCCAGCGGCCTCAACTCTGCTTAGTGGTGTGTAGTTGTAAATGGATTTAATCATGCTATAAAAAAGTAATGTGCTATGATAGCACATTACGTTTCAGGAATAAAATATTATGTAAATTGTGTTACGAACGACGCTTCATGGCACTTTTGGCCATACGTGATACTGTATCCTCCGGACCAGGCTGTTCATTGCCACCATCGCCAGTATCCGATTTAGTATCACTATCTTCCTTGTCTTTGATACTATCTGTTGAGAACACTATTCTGTTGCCACTAATACTTTTGAGAAGATTTTTCAATGAAGGATTCTTTTCATTCAAATCTACTAAATTATCAACACTGAAGTTAGAAATGCCAGTATTACGAACGTATCTAATAATCATATTGGTAGGCAATTCATTTGGAAGTTCACCAGATTTGATCTTGCCCGCCAATAGATTTAGTGCTGCCAGTACATTGGCCTCGATAGAAGACACTTCATTGTCTTCTCTGAGAAATTCATATGATTTCATTTAACGACGTTCTCTACCCATTTCTTCTGCGCCACCAGCACCAGCTTCAGCGCCACCGAAGCCAGATGGTTCTTCTGCTGGCATTTCTCCAGGCATTGCCGCTGGTTGTGTGCCAGGCTGACCACCACCTTGTTGTGTCATAGGTTGTTGTTCACCCGCTAACACACGAGCACCGCTATCTAGCGCATCACGCGCTGCCTTTAATGCTTCCATAAGTCCTTGTAGAGCACTGGTAACAGTTGATTCAAACGCATCCGCCTCTGCTGTGCCAACTTGATCTCTGATGGAGTCTAGTAATGGTGGCAATTCTTCGTTTTGCATTTTACTAGCATCAGTAATCATGTCTTGGACAGTATCTACCATGTCCTTGGCAGCAAGAACTACTTCGGCTGTTTCTAATTCACCTTCAAGTAATACTTCTTGACGATTGATCCAGTCATTTAGACTTTCATTTACAAGTAGCATTTCCATGTACTTTGGATTTTTCTCTGCCTTATGTGCGCCGTAACTGCGTTTAATAGACATTAAACTTTCAGATAGAGCATTGCTTAAACGAATTGCTTTAGGCAAAGTTAACTTGTTATAGTTAATTTCAAAGCCAAAACGAGTTTCTAATAACTTGTTAATTCTTTTGGCCTTAGAAGGAGATAATTGGTTCAGGTTCATTTTAATTTTTCCCACACTTTCATATATTTAGCATGGGTGATATTTTTTTCTAATTCTTCCACACTAAACTTATACCTATGTGTTGCTTCGTGTAACTTATCATCTATAATAGATATTTCATCTACCTTTTTATTTTTTGATAAATTACTAGACATTTTTTTGTAGAATTGAATATCATCGTAATTTTTTGCTACTTGCCTGTCTTTCTCTAAAATATTTGACGCTATTTTGTTATGTTTGGTATAGATAAGTAAACTATAAAGTATGCTAGCATACTTACTGTAAAATATATGTATAGTTTTTTCATGATCGTATACTTGATACATATTTTTGTTGATAGTCTTAATGAATAATCCACCTATATATAGTGTTTGATCATCAAAATTCAAGCATACTGGAAATTCACCATGTTTAAGTTTTTCTAGTTCTTTATATACCCAATTGTCTAACTGTTTTACTGCTTTGTCTACTAATTTTTTACCTATTTGATCTTTTGTAGACGACTCGTCCTTGATCTTTTGTTCGTTGTAATACATTTTTATTAACCAGTTGATTAGCAATCAAAATTTGTCTCTCCGATAAATCTGATTTGAATTTTTGAATATCATCTTTGTGAAACTTAAGTAAGAAATCCGCCTCTTCATTAGTTAGGGCGACATTCATATTGTTTGTTAGTTCTACGATTTTCATTGGATTTTAGTTATAACTTGCCAGCCTAAAAAGCCAATTATAGATAGTAATGTTGTAATAATTCCAACGCCCCAGCTTATTAATTGATTATTTCTTTTTTGCTGCATGGAAACTATCATTCTTTTTATTTCGTCTAATGCTGTCTCAACGGCATTCATTTTTGCGTCTAGTTTTCTTTCAACATCCGTAACTCTACGTTCAACTGAATCAAGTTTACCATCTAAACTTTTATATCGTTCAGCACACAGTTCCACGTGAGCCTCCAAATTCTTTTTTTCTATATCAGTTGTGGTAGTCATATTTCAAAAATCCGTAAATACAAAAATTATTTATCAAAATATTGAATTATCTTTTTCTATAGTAGAAACAAAATGTAGATTTTTCAATGAACCCACAGTGTGAGTTAACGGTAGCATAAATCTAGCAGTTTCTTCTAATCCTAATATCATGGGAATTTGATCGCAGTCTTTTATTAGTAATTCTTCCGTGTATATATTCGCTTCACTGTAGAATCCAAACGCCCAGATAGTTTGAGATTGAGAATAAAAATTACCAAATATAGGTGGCCTAACAATATCAAAATCTTCAACTTTTTCAGGATATGTAATTATTTCTATTTGTGTTTTCAACGATAGTGCTTGAACAAGTGATTCCCAGTTTCGCTGTTGATTTCGTTCTAGTGATTCACCACGTGTAATTCCTGTACTGGTAATATCAATAAGTGATATACCTATCCAAGCATTTTCAGTATTAAGAATCTTAGAGATATTCATTGAAATATTTAGTTCAATGAAAAAGGGGACAATAAATGTCCCCTGTGACTCTACATATAGAGTTAATTAAGCGCCAGCAGCGGTCACAAATTGTAGACCAGGTTCTGCTACCTTAACACCAGTTAGATTTACGCCGCTTACTGTGCCTAGAGCAACGATATTTGCTTGTAGATCAGTAGCATTCCAACTGCTTTCTTCAATAATTACGCTAACTAGTCCATTTGTGATACCGCCGATACCAGCACTGTCCACTTGATAAGCAAGTAGAGTACTGTTTACGCCGATAGTGCGTAGAATTGCTTCTACAGCCTCACCAGTGCCTAGAGCGGTAGTAAGAGCAACGTTAGCATTGACTGAGAATGCTTGAATTGGCTTACCAATACCAGTACTGATAGGTACTCCTAGTGAACTTGCTTCTGTGCTGAACGCGATGTTGCCAACGCTAACAACATTTTGTGCGTTACCATTTGTACGAGTAAAAACTGCCATTTTCTTTTTCCTTTAAAGTTTCTGCGATATTCGCATACTATTATTTAGCAAATTCAAAAAATATCGTCAATGTTCCTTGGAAAAATGCGCGATACCAAAATTAGGATTAATCAATTTGATCAATCCTTTGCTAGTGGGAAACACAACACCTTCGCCTCCTGGACCAGCAACTGTTTCTTGTTTAAAGCCCTGAACTTGATTTTCAAATGCTCGTACCACTGCGACTTTAGCGTCAAAAATACTTTTCCATATAGCATTTAACGCCATCAACCCATCACGATTTTGCGGCAGATAACCACTGCCATCAACACCAACCAAATTGTTATATTGCTTCTTGTTAGCATTTTGCTGTAACCATGTAGGCAAGTCATCACTTGTTTGTTTAGTACGTACATGATTAAGATACTGAGCAATTAACTTACGAGCCACATTATCAAGACCACTAATAAATTTATCACTTGCTGCTCCGTACTGTGACACAGTAGTAATCGCTTTACGTACAATAGACAGTAACGCATTCTTGTTAGGCAGTTCAAAACTATTACCAGCATTAGGAGAAATAACGGCTACATTGCTACGATTGGTCATAGCAGATTTTCCATCCCAAGGCGCACCATCGTATTCATGAACTACCAACAGAGCAACTTTACCTTGTAACAATTTTCCTAGATATGAATCTTCTGGAACTGTATACTTAACTGTTGTTGGACTAAACACATATGCGCCATTCTCTGACTTCAGTCCAGTGGGATTGATAGCCATCAAATCTCCCTTGAATACGCCTGGGGAATTGCCAACGTTTTTCTTTAGACCATCCCATAATGTTTCTATTTTGCCATATAAATCAGCACGATCGGCACCACGTTTAGCATCGTATTCACGCCAACCATCTGGGCTTGTAGGATATACACCTTTTGCTGGCATGTATTTGTCTGTTATGAAAAATTCACCACGCTCATTGTTGCCAAAATATAGTGCGATACCGCCATCCCATTTGATAGTGCCACTGCTTGGATTATCTACAATTTCTTCTAATGCAAGTGCTGCCTGCATTGCTTCGTCAGACCCCAAAAATATAGCATCCTCTGGATGTGGTATTCTTGGACCATCGCCTATTGCTTCGGCAAGATATTCAACAAAACGTTTCATGGTAATCCTTATCTATCAACAGTATCAATCAAGTGTCTTAGCCAACGTATAGATCCTACCTCTAGCGATTCTGGTAGCATAACACCTTCTTTACTCAGAGTTTCACGTGCCGCCGCAGTTAACTTATCATAGTCAGGACGAGGTCTTATTTTCTTGAGAATGTTTTCAGTTGTCTCAATATCAGCCGCAACTGCGTCAGGACCTAGTAATGCCTTGGCAATTTCCGTTGGATTTTTTGTTATAGTTTGGTCTGTCTGAGGATCTATTAGAGCATTCTTATAACTGTACTTGTAGTTTTGCGCTCTAGCAATGCTTGCTAACAATACATGTCTGTGCATACCACGATATGGACTATCTGCTAGACCACCACGCATACTCCACTGTTGCCACGTTGGATCACCACTAAACATAAAATCAGTTTGAACGTATCCATTCTTTTCATCACCCATGATTGGAGCTCTGAAATGAACATTATCGCCTGCTAGTTGAATCCAGTTAGCACGATCAACTTTGGTGTTCATAATGTCGTTCGGTGATATGCCAGAGTCTAAAGCCCACTGTATCAATCTATTCTTTAATTGCTCTTTCGTAGTATCTGACTCACTGACGCTTAAGTCTAAATCGCCACTACTTGCTTTGCGTCCAGTTGTGCCTAGCCACTTTACAGGATATCCAGCATCATCAACATCACTTGTAAAATCTAGACCAGTGATACGTTCTAGCCACTTGACTGTGGGCATAATTTCTTCACGATTGATTCTACGGCACATTAAACTGCCGTCTGCTAATTTAAATACGTTCTGACTCATGATTAACGCTCACTGTATTCTATATTAGTTACCAGTCTAACTATCCCACGATCATGTCCTATAGCAACGAACCCACCTGGTACATTTATTTTGTAACCGTCATTGTCTTTGACGAAAACTCCAGTGTTTTCGACCTGTTTCATTTTATCAACAATCAACGTTTTTAATTCAATCAGTTTTTTGTATACAGAAAATACACCTAAAATGGCATTTAGATTATCTCCGATAAATTGTTCAACTTTTGCTGCTTTTTCGGTACTTTTAGGATCTTTTTCTGAATTCTGCTCTACATATTTTTCTTTGTAGTAATTAATGAACTCACGTACCAATCGCATAGGATCAATCATCAATTCCCTGTCACTCATGTTATCATGAACGAATTTACGCACATACTCAGAAAAATCTGTATTATTGATTATTGAGTTGAATTTTATGCTATCAATTTTAGTAACCGTGGAAGCACCTTTTCGTAGTCCAATTAACACACGAGCATTTTCTTCTGGGGTAAAACTAGCAACACCTGTATAGTCTTTATAATGATCGTCATCAATCCATACACTTTTGACTTGTTTTAGTCCAGAAATGTTGGCTTCCATATTAGGCGTCATGTTTGTTAAACTGTTGCCTTCATATGTTGTATGAAATGATATTCCGATTTTTGCTTGACTGATTCTATTGCCTAATTCACTATCAACAATCACGGCATATGTAGTGTTATTAGGCGTGAATGTGTAAGTTTGTTTACCTTCTGTGTTGGATATTAAGATGGTATCATCAGTAAACAGTAGATTACCTGATACTACATTTCCTATTCCCAATGCTGGCAAATACTTTAATGCTGCTTTTAGTTGTTTGGTCACTACATCATCATAGCCATAAAATTTATATATGTCTGCTTTTGACTTACAGGCTGCTTCTTTTGTTTGTAATGCTTGCTCAGTGCCAACAAAGAAATTACCATCCTCTGGGTCAATACCACAAATGATTGTAGTTGATCCATCCCAACGTGCTTTAACTTTGCCGATTTTGCCCTGTCCAGTAGCGAACATGCGACGTAAATTTTCAATGTAGGTAAAAGCACGTTTTGCGCCGTTAAATCCTTCACTGAAGATCAAATCTTCTAGATGCTCTATGTGAAAATCTTTACCGTTTTTGGCTTCTTGTAGCAACCATTTAGGAGATTTGTTTTCTACTTCAAATAATTTCATTATGTTTTTCCTGGCTTACTCTAGTGTTTCCGCTTCAAACTCAGTAGGTACCGGAGTTGCTGGCTGTCTTAAATATTGAGTATATAAAAATGCTAAATTTTGATCTCGTTGTACTTGAAACATATCTCCATGTGGCGGCACGGAAACTTTTTCTGGCATTTTAGTTGTGGGCACTCCAAGATATTTAGATATATAAACATCATTTTTTCTTATAATAACTTTAACGGTGCTATATACAAATTCAATTTCTTGATTATCTTCTAAACTATTTTGTAGTTCTCGCATTTTCTGAGCATTTTGTAAATCAACAACATCCGTGGGTGGGGGCCCTCCAGCAGATTTATATTCTTCATATATAGCGTTTAACGCTACGGGATGTACTATTTTGAACATTGATCCATGTGGAACAATATTTTCCTTTGAATTAGGATCTCCAGGGGTGCCATCGGGATTCGGAGGTTTTGGAATATCTGTTGAAGAATAAACTACAACTTGATTATCTACATTTCTGATTACAATATTTGTATTTATTCCTAATATATCTACGCCGGATAATTGAATTTCCGTATTAGGTTTTAACTCTTTTTCAGATATTAAATCTTGTAGTTTTTTAACTCCATAATTATCTTGTTTGTAATTAAGTTCTTTGTCTAACGCTACAAGTACATTTGCTCTAATTGTTGCTGCTTGTAAGAAATAATCAAATAATGTTTTTTTATTCCATTCAGTAGGAATTTTAAGTGTGTTTGCTTTTGTAGCTTTTTGTAACTCTCCGATAATTGCTGCCTGACGTTCAGCGTACTCACCACCACTCATATATTGTTCAACATATTTAATAGTATTATCTCTAATGATATCTTGAGTTCTTGGTTCTCTGATCGCAGCAGCATTATTTAAATCTATTCCAGCAGACTTTAATCGTTGACTTAAATCTTGAAACCCTTTATATGCCACTTCTTGTAGAATACGTTTATCAAGACGCATTTCCTTTTCGCCACCAGTAGCATCCTTATAGTCCCTATAAGCACCCAACATTGTTGAGAAAATCCCCTCAGAAATGATAGATTTACTTGCTTTCATTTTGTATCCTTTTCACACCACGAGAGAACTTGGCAGTATCCTGATTTCTAATACTATTCAGTAATCTACGCTCCAATTCATCAGCCTGTTCCGCACTATAATTTTCTTTAATAAAATTAATCAAATTAATAGCGCCCTGTATTACATGCTGGGCTCTTGATTCTATAA